ATGAGCGAAACAACCCTAACCGAAGTATCACGCACCGAAGCGACCGTATTACAGAGCTTTATCGCACAGGTGGATTATTGGAAAAACCAACATGGCGATAAAGCCAGTACCATTGAGATTACCTATTATCCTGATGATGATGGCTTTGAGGTTAGTAACAATGAGCCTAACAACGGTGTGCTAAAACGCAATCGCACCACAGTGTTTCGTGCTGACCTTTTGGCATGGGCTTCAAATCAACTGCGTCAATTACAAGGCTATGACAACAGCCAGACGGTCACTGAGTTTAGCCTATCTTATAAAAATGACCGCTATGGGGTGCGTGCTGCCCTTGCCAGTGAAGCTAAAACCACAGACAAGGCAGATGATGCAAAAGCACCAAATGAAGCATAACACAATCAAAGATAAGGAAAGTAAATTTCCTTATCTTTTTATTTGGAGCTAATATGCCATTAAACAGCGACTTTCAAAAACCCACAGTAGATGGGCTAATTACGCTCTTTGAGCTTGATGCAAGTAAACTGGGTGCTGGTATTTTACGCTTTCACGGTCATAATCACGAGCGTAATGATGGCGTGATTACTTTTCGTGGTCAAGAGTTTATGCCACAAGCTCTGTCTGTTACAGGGCTTGAAATGCGTTCAGACGGCAGAGCAAGCACGCCGACCCTAACCCTTGCTAATAACATTGCAGGGGTACAAGGGGCGGTATCTGCCTACTGTTTGCAGTTTAACGACTTTGCCACCGCCAAGCTTAGGGTTATTACCACCCTTGCCAAATACCTAGATGCGGTTAATTTTGACAACGGTAACCCCACCGCTTCTGATGAATGTAAAGAGCAAATTTGGTTTGTGGAACAAAAAACATCAGAAAATGCCCAGCAAGTTACCTTTGAATTATCCAACCCTATTGATTTGGAAGGTCAAAAAATCCCTGTGCGTGAGATTACCAATTACTGCCACTGGGCGGTTGTGGGTAAGTATCGTGGCGAAGAATGTGGCTATACAGGGGCGGCCATGTTTGATGAACACGACAACCCTACCGACAACCCCATCATGGACAAATGCGGTGGGCGTATGAAATCATGCGTGTGCAGATTTGGGCGAAATAAGCCGTTACCCTTTGGTGGCTGTCCTGCTAGTAGTTTGATATGATTTGATAAATCACATCAACTCATGATACAATAAAATACCCCAAATGGAGAATGAATGTAAGCATGCAACCGAAAAGTAAAGCCCAAGAAGCACATGAGTATTTTTGTCGTTATCAAGGACTAATAAAACCCAATTCCTTGGTGTGTTTTTCGTGGCTTAATGAAGCAGAAAAATTAGTCCATACAGATGCTAAAAACGCCTATGTATTAAGGTCGCTTGCTTATATTTTTAAAGGGCAACCAGAGGACGGACTGTATGCCATGCAAAACGCCAAAAAACTAGGCGACAGACACGCCACGCAAAATATCATGAATATTTTACACAGCATGGGTAGATTTGATGAAAGCAGTCAAGTTGCCAAAGAGATACTAAAACAAAATCCCCATGATTTAGAAAGCGTGTCATTATTACTGTCTCACGCCCTATTGCATTTGGATATTAATAAAGTCCATGAAGCCATGCAATACCATCAAGGGAACAATCAACAAATCATGCAAAAAAGTCAAATATATATCCAAGAAATTAATAAAAGAATGGATATGCTTAATGAATTAAACATATCCAAAAAAACGGTTGTTGATATCTTAAATCATATTTATGTGTTTTTATCGGATAAATATGTGGGCGATAATTATTTGTCATTTGATTATGGCTATACAGAAATTGGGGGGTATTTAGAGATTAATGTTTGTCTAAATAATTTATCTACCGATGATTGCGTGTCTTTACAAGACGGATTTTTAGATGTGTTGATTGACAGCGAATTGGATTACCGTGATTATAAAGACATCTTAGTTAGCTTTTCATCAGAATGTAGTACGGAGCGTGCCTAATGTCAGTAACAACGACCGATTTGCACGAAACCGTCAATCAGCTATTTGGCGATATTGATAGTACATCGTCAGAGGCACTTTGGCGAGCGTATATCAATCGCAGTTATTATGCGGTTTTTCATGAATTAAGATTGGCAATGGAGCAAGCAGACATTAGTACCAACCAGTACAAAACAGGCACGCATGATAATTTATACAGGATATTGGACGAAATGGCAGTCAGAGACAAGTCTATTAAAAAGTTGGCGTTGCAATTTAAAGATTTTTTAAAAAAGCGACACCAATCAGATTATAAGTTGCATGAGCATATTACTTGGACAGATGTTGTCATGGCTCAAAAATATGCACGAGAATTGCCAGAGCTTATCGCAAAATACATCAAATAACCAAACATAATCCACCAACCGCCCCCAAAAGGTGGTTTTTTATTGGACAGCATAAATGAAACTCACTAAACCCCTAAAACAAGCCATCATCGCCCACGCCCTTGACTGCTACCCTGCCGAGTGCTGTGGGCTTATCATAGATGAGGATTATTACCCCTGTGATAATGTTGCTGTAAATCCTACCGAGCATTTTGAGATAGACCCCAAAGATTTTGCAAAAGCGGAAAGCATAGGCGAGATACAAGCCATCGTCCATAGCCACCCTGATGGCGGTGTGTTGCCGTCTGATTTGGATAAATTACAAATTGAGCTTCATGGCGTGCCGTGGGTCATTGTCGCCGTCTCAAAACAAGATTATGGCGATAAACCTGCCTTTGGCATATATGAGCCGTGTGGGTACAGACCGCCACTTTTGGGGCGTGCTTATATCCACGGTGTGCAGGACTGTTACAGCTTAGTGCGTGATTATTACAGCCGTGAACTTGATATTAACCTGCCAGATTTTGACCGTAGCGATGCTTGGTGGGAAGACCCCAATCACGCCCCACTGTATGAGCAGAACTTTGAAAAAGCGGGCTTTGTGGTGGTGGATAAAAACCAACCGCAATACGGCGATGTGCTACTGTGCCGTGTTGGACGCACGCACCATGTCAATCATGCCTTGATTTGGCTTGGCGATGATGGAGCGTTAAAAAGCGAAACCACGCCCGATTGTGTGGGTAATGCCCTAATCCTGCACCACCCCTACGGACGGCAGTCCGTGCGTGAGATTTATGGCAAAGGGTGGGCAGATAGAACGGTGCTTGTCGTGCGTTATCAGTCAATGCAGGAGCAATCATGAAAACCATCATCTTACACGGCATACTTGCCAAAAAATTCGGTAAATCCTTTCGTCTGTCAGTGGGCAGTACCAAAGAAGCCATGCGTGCGTTATGCGTACAGTTGGCAGGCTTTGAAGCGTTTATGATGAACGCTCATAAGCAGGGTCTGCGTTTTGCTGTGTTTCACGATAAGCACAATGTGGGCGAGAATGAGCTTGACATGAGCCACACCGCCAAGATTATCCGTGTCGTACCAGTTGTAGAAGGCTCAAAAAAAAGTAGGTTTGTTTGAAACCATCATCGGAGCGGTCATGGTCGTGGCAGGGGTTGTGGTTACAGGCATGACCTTTGGGGGTGCTGGTGCTGTTGGTGCAGGATTGATAGGAGCAGGTATTGGCATGATGGTAGGTGGTATCGCCCAAATGCTCATGCCAAAGGTGGACGCCCAAGATAAAAACCAAGACGGCAACAAAGCCAACAAGGGCTTTGGCACAGCAGTAACCACAATCGCCCAAGGCAATCCTGTCCCCATTTTATACGGCGAGAGAGAGATTGGCGGTTTTATCATGTCAGCCAGTCAGTTGCCAGAGGATATGCTCTAATGCGTGGCGATGTATTCACGCAGGACATCGTTCATGGCAGTTTGCCAGCCCTTGCCCTTTGATTTGAAGTACTCCACGATATCGCTATCAAAGCGAATGCTCACCGCTTGCTTGGGATTATCGCTGATCGGTCTGCCAATTTTGTTTTTAGCTCAGCATAATTTTGGCTGACGATGGCACGCTCCCAATTAAAATCATCATCACTCTTTGCTAGTGCATCAGGGGCATTGGCAAGAAGTAGGTTTGGGTTTGGTAGGTTTGATTTTGTCATGGCATTATCCGTAAATGGCTTTGATGAATTTAGCGGTTTCTTGTTTATCCGTGGGCGAATAGAAATGATGTGGGGTTTTTCACGGTCAGTCCATACCATAAATACCACACGATTGCCCAAAATACCATAACTTTGCAATCGCTCTTCGCCATAATATACACGCCCGTCCACTTGGGTTATCATGGGATTATCAAAAATTACTTGTGAACCGATAAAGTCAATGCCGTGCTTTTCAATATTGGCAAGGCGTTTGTTTTCGTCATAACTAATTGGCATGGGGTCGCTTATCTGTTTTTAATTATTGTATATACAAAAATTTAAATCGTCAATGATTTTTTAAGGTAAAATTATGAATATCCATGGCTCAAAAAAAGGCAGCAGCAAACAAAGACAGCCCATCATTGCAAGAGACTCTGCTCAGTCCAAAACTTACATCAATATTCTATATGGGCTGGGCGAGGGTGAGATTGCAGGGCTTGCAGATGGCTATAAGTCGGTGTACTTAGACGATACGCCCCTACAAAACGATGATGGCGAGTTTAATCTTGCAGGGATAGAGTGGGATTTTCGTGCTGGCAGTATAGACCAAAAACCCCATCAGCGGTTTTGCCATGGTAGAAAACGAGATGGCGGTAGGTGTTGA